CTTATTCCGAGCGCATTCCACTGAATCACAAGCTGCGTGACTTCCACGCCGGTGGTCTGCGTCGTTTCCGTGTCGAAGTAGCAAACCAGCCGCTGCCCGCCCGTCTGACGATACACAACCGCCCACTTGGCCTTCATCGTGGCAGCAGCCGACAGGGTGATGTCAGCAGCATCCCAAGTGACGTAAGAACCCGAAGTCTTGGCAACCGTCTGCGAGGCAAGCGTCTTATCCGTATAGCCGGATGACGTGATGACGTTTGCCGATACGTCAGCCGAGTAGACAGAATGGGACTTCGCGTTTGGCGTGTAGCCCTGTGAGATCAGGGAGACAACCAGCGTCATGCTGGCAAGATCGAGGTTCCCCTTCATGAGATCCTCAATCGCGTGCTGATAGAAAACAACCGAACCTGCGGCCATGACGACTCCAAGCGCAGAGCGCTAAAGGTTGAGCCGTCCGGCCAAACGCGGCTAGGGAAATTACGCCTAAATCATACCACAATCAGGACCAACTAAGGGCAGGCGGGGCGTCAACGTCTCTCCACACAAAGCCTACGTCAATGGTCGGCGCAAAGCCCTCAACGGTCAGCGCTGCGCTTTCCTCAAGGTCTATGGCAAGCGTCGTTTGCAGAGACGGGGCCAGCCCATTCACGGATGCTGACCCGACACCGATCACGGAGAAAATCAGGGTTGGAGCCCCGGTCAGCATAGACAGCGACGAGACGCCAGGAGAGACGGTCAGGATATTCCCGCCCTGCGTGACGTTCAGTGTCAGGTTGGAAATGCGCACCGCCCCGGTCGTCGGGGTTATCGTGTTGATGTAGATGATTGTCGGCGGAGTTTCCGGCGCGTCCGTGTAGTCCGGGGAAGCCGTGGGCGTCAGGGTGATCTGCCGCAGCTCGCTGGCAATCTGCCCAACCGTCGATAGCGTCGCCTTGTTTGGGGACAGGATCGTGTCTGAGGCAGGCGCAAGGAGCGACAGCGTAAGCGTAGCGGTTGCAGGCGTCCTGAATACGCTGGACGGCTCGACCGCAATTGGCACTTGTCCGGCAAACGATACCGACCCCACGCCGGGAGACACCACCCCCGGCGCACTGTCCAGATCGTAGTAGTACCGCCCTACCCCGCGTAGGTCGGAATACAGCCTAGCCATAGGTCGGGACTACTCGCCCGCAGGTGTAGTTACTGTATGAAATGCTGTCCTGCGCAAGGTAGAAAATAGCCTGCCCGTTTGCCAATGATCCTGGCGTGACAGACCACGAAATAGACCCGCTCGCGTTGGAAGTCTGTCCGTTTGCGGAATAGTCAGGGGCACCAATGGCCTGCCCGTTGTACCAGACTAGCAGCCTGATATTGGCCGCATTCGCCACTACCTGCCCACTTTCGTTTATCAGCGTGTCCTGAATTGCTACGAAGGTGTAGGCATTGGTCAGCGGAGCAAGGACATTGACCGTCAGGACAGCCTGCGCGGGAGTCTTTGTAACTGATCCGCTCGCCGCCGCTTTGTAAACAACGATGAAATGCGCAAAGCTGCTGCTGGTCGTCCAAGACCAGCCCATATCCACAGAGGCCGCGCCAGGTTCGCTACTGGTGCGGTGATAGACGGAGGATGCAGACTCCTGAGCTGACAACGGGGTTTGCCCGCCGTTAGCGGTGATTCCAGTAGGACCGCCGCGAATCATCAGCGAGTCAATTACGAGATCGTCAACCGCTGCCGCTGCTGCCGTCGTAGAGGTCAATACAGCCGTGCCGATGGCTGTCTGCGTGTCTCCTACCGGGGTCGTCTGGTCAACGCCAGACAGCACGTTGCAGGTGATCTGGTAGTTAGCAGGCGCAGCACTGAAAGTGGGGACTACGTTAGCCGTCGTCTGGTCAGGCGCAACCAGCCGGAAACGCGCATTAGAGCCACCCGAGGCCGTAACCGTGCTGCCGATCTGCGTACAGGCAACGCTGTTAAACGTGACACCGGAAATGGTCTGCCCGGTATTGGCTCGCCACGTTACGGTGATGTCTAAGCAGTCGCCGCCCGTTGCATTGGTTGATAGAGACGCATCAGCCGTCTGTGCTGTTCTTACTACCGCGACGGCCATTTAGAAGCGCCTCCCGATGCTGTCCGACTGGTCTGCCGTGATGTAGCAGCCCTGATTGATTGCGGCGCTGCTAGACCCACCCAGCAAGCTCAGATAGTCCGTGCCGAGCTGGTCATACGTGCGGCGGAAGTCATTGTTCGCAGCGTCGAAGAAGCCGGGGTCTGACTCCTGACCGTTTACGTCAATGCTGTAAGGCGCGGCCTGTACGGTCGCCAGTGACCTTGATCCGCTATCCAGCATTGCCGCCGTGTTGGAGTAATGCCGGTTTCTGTCTATGTCCACCGCTGCGGCATAGCTCGACCAGCCGCCGCCGTCCTCCGGGTAGTAGGGATAGACAGAGCTGCTCCAGATGTTGTTTCTGACGGCCCATAGCGGGCTGTGAGTGTGGTTGTTGAAGAAGATCCCCCAATTGCCCATACGAGCAACAGTGTTATTCGCAACCACTACGCCAGTCTGTGCCGTACCGATATAGTTGGTGCGCATGAAAGCGTAGCTGTCTCTAACTAGGTTTTGATACCACCAGCTCGCACTGGCAAGCGTCGTCCCGGTCGTGTGGATGTACTGGAAAAGAGCGCCGTTTGTGCCGTAGATATTGCGGATGTGGTTGTGGTGATACCTGTTGCCAAGGTTCTGCTGGCCTGTCTCACCCTTCTCGAAAATTCCCTGTCCGCGAATTCCATCAATGTCGTTATGGTGGAAATCCAATCCCTGAGCGGAGTAATGCTCAACGGCTGACCATATCTGCGTCCCTGACGCGGAGCCGATATTCTGAATGATCCCGTCTGCCCATTCGCAATCGTCCGTCTCTTGATGCCATACGGCCCCGTAGTTGTTCGACGGCACACTGATTGCACCAGCCGACTCACCATCAAGGCGCAGGCGAATTCCCTTGATGCGGTTGCTGTTCCAGACGGAATACATGAACACTTCGCTGCTAGTGCCAGCGGACCCCGCCCAAGTAGGGATATTGAATCCATCAAAGTAGATGTCAGTTAGGCCAGAGCCTGGAACGCCAACGCCAATGATCGACCCCATTCCGCCGATCCTGCGAATGCTGGTGTAGTTGGCTGAGGATTCGGTACGGCTCCCCGCCTTGTACCGAGCGCGATGAATGACAGGCTGACCCGATGCGCCGCTATACAGGGGGCGGAAGTACGGAGGGCGGAAATTGCTTGCGCGAGCGTCTGTATAGTCGAGATTGCCGGGAAGCCACTCGAATATGACCCGCTGGCCGTTCGGGTTGACCGCAGTCCCGCCTGACCCGTTAACCATCAAAACCTGCGACGGCTGGAACGGTGACGCTTCAGATCCAGTACCGTCTGTTACCCGCGCAGGGTCAACGATGAAATCCGCTGCCAGCGCATCCCACGAATACGAGAAGGCCGAGCTTGTATCCCCTGAAACAGTAGGGAACCGACCCGCTTGGGCCAGTGCGCCCAGCAGGGGGTTGAGCGTTGACGAGAATCCGCGACGCCTGAAGCCTAGCACTTCAAACTCCGTTGGAGGATTGGTGCGCGGCATGTCAATCCCGCCCGATTAAGCGCCGCAGCCACGCTATCAGGCGACCGAAAAACCCGTGGGGGCTTTCGGCTCCTTTGGCTGGACTTCAAAGGGCACCACGTTGGACCATGCCGACACCTGATTGTCTGAACTCACGGCCCGCCCAGCTGCATACCACTGGCCGAACGCAAAGCCCGCCAGGGCAATGTCTCCCGTCTGCCTGCCATCTGCGTCAGGGGTAAAGTCAACGTCTGCCACAAGCCGCGAGAATGGGCCTGCCGCAGCCTGTGAGAATCCGTACTCGTAGCGCGCAATCCCGCCCGCTGGAATGGGCGAGTTATCGACGTACTGCGTCGGCGCAAGGAACGAAACGACACGGGGATTGATTGGGCCTGCCATGTTGGAACCTCAGATAAAGGATTGGATCTTGCCGCTAGACTGCTCACGCGCAGCCGCAGACTCGAATTCAGGGGCGATTTCATCAATGCACTGACGGCGCATCATCGTGCCCTTGGCGAACGATTCAGGACCGTCGATGTAAAGAACATACAGTTCTGCCATCGCGTGCTTGCGGATCAGTTCTTCGCACTCGTCCACCCAGGCATTCGTCTCGCCATCGGATGCGGAGATAGAGACGTTCTTAAGCTCGTATTGGAAGCTCATCACGAGCGTGTACGAGCGGTCAGGGACGGGGTAGAACCGCAGACGGCGGTTATGGATGGCGAACTTCATCGGCTCGCCTTCGGTGTTTGAGTCGGTGTTGTTGTCCTCTATCCAGTCAAAAGTGACTTCATCGAGCGGACGCCTGTAAGTGTCCGTCTCAAGGCGCAGGTGATCGACTTCAACCCAATCGGTAGGAAGCGCAACGTACTCATTGCCGGAGGTCAGAACCGCCGTGGCTTGCTTGATGTTGAAGCCAAGGCGACGGCTCTTGTAGAACTTGATGGCGTCGCAAATCGCACGCTTGATGCGCGGATCGAAGTCAGTACCGCGATTTAGGTCCTCGCGGATTCGGCTTACCATCGTCCCGAGATCGCTCATGCAAACCCTCCACAGGAGGGCGCGAATCCCGGCCAAGGTCTGCGCCACAGGTCGGACACCGACCCTTGGTTGATTTTACCTTATTTGCCACTTCTAAGGCAGCGGCTTGGGAGAACTGCCTACGCCGCATAGTTCCGCCAGATGTCATCGTGGGGCGCTCCATCCCAATCCGGGAACCACGGCCCGCCCAAGGTGAAATGGGCCAACTTGGGGTTTGCAGGCTTGTCTTCGACGTTCACCAGCCAGTTCCATTCTGCCGGTAAATCGCCTATCTCGCTGTCCGCCAGCCAATAGAACCGATGCAGGTCCAGCCCCTTGCGCTCCTGTACGTCAACCAGCGACAGCCGCTTATTAGCCGGGTGGTCGCAGTTCCACAGGATCACGCTGGACCAGTTCTTTCTGGAGTATTGCGACTGTGGAACGCCGTCCATCTTCTTGTCCTGCGTGTGTAGCCCCTCCTTGTGCTTTACCACCTGGACCGCACAGGACGGGTCAGCCGCCTGCAACAGCTCGGCCACGTCGCCCATGAACACCATGTCGCAGTCTGCGAACAGCGCCCAGCCGCTTTGAGCCAGCATGGGGACCAAGAAGCGCGAGATAGCGAATTCAGTCGATGCCGCCGCATTGCTGAGAATGTCGTACTTCTGGAATCTGTCATCCGTTGGGCGGCGCAATAGGCCACATTCCGCAAGGCGCGTGATGTTGAGCGGGATCACGTCAACCGGGATGGATGCGTGCTTGAGCAGGCTTTCCTTTGCCACCCGATAGGCTTCCGGCTCCCGGTGGTCATAGCCCAAGTAAACCTTGAGAATCATGCAGCCTCCTTACGAACAAGCCCGAGACGTTCCGCATAGCCCTGCATCAATCCGCGAGAACCGCCCTTGAAATGAAGCAGGCGGATACCCGTCAGGTTGTCGTCTTGACCTTTCGGGGTGTAGTTGTAGAGGTCGCAGGGGATCTTGTGGACGGTGAGCGAGTTGCCATGCTGGGTGAGCATCCACGGTATGGTCCGCGTGTCTGTAGCGCAGCCATGCTCAGGCGCAGGGCCAGCGAGTTCGGCCAGTGCAAGCTGGTTGCCGTACCAGAGCTGGTGCCGCTGGTGCATCACACGGATGCGCTCACGAAGCCAGATGAACGCCTCCGCAGTCCTCTGGCTAAAGTTCGCCACCATGACGCCGTAGTTGTAGGGCATCTGCTGTGCAATCCCTTCCACCTTATCGCCGTCCTCATCAATCCCAACATGGTCTCGCCATGTCACTGTCAGGTCTCCGGTATGGGGAAGCTGTCCTAGCAGGATCGTGTCCGAGTCAATGAACACAATCGGTTGCTCTGGGTTGGCCGTGAACAAGGCAGATACCTGCGCCTCAAGGTTCGCCAGCATGATCGGCATACCCGGAGGGATATGGAATACAGCGCCGTCCAGCTTCCATTGCGGGGCGGGTTCGTCGGTCCAGATGTGAACTTGAGCCTTCTTGTCCACCTTTCTGACGCTGGCAATGGAAACCTCCGCCAGTGCTGCGTGCTTCTGGCCCCTGACGAAATAGACGTAAGTGGTCATGCCTTTGCTCCATAGACTTCAGGGACCAAGGGAATGTCTACCCATGTGTGATCGGCGCTTTCCTCAAGCCTCACATAAACCTGCTGGATGTACCGTCCTTTGCGGTCCACATACCGCTTGCCGATTTGCAGGGACAACGCGATGGCTTCGGCGGGGTCTTTCTTCTTGATCGACAGGGTGGGTCTGCTCATGGCTTCACTACGAACCAGACTGAATCTGGCCCGACTCCTACTTGCATCAGGTTGAACGACTCAGCGACAGCACGCTCGACACCGGGCCACTTATGGTTGAAGTCGTGGCCGGCGAGGATTCCGCCGCTCCTGACCTTCGGCCACCATAGTTCGATGTCCTGCTTGACGTGTTCGTAGTCGTGCAGGGCGTCGATGAACACGATATCTGCGTCGCTCTTGTGAATCGTGGCAGCTTCTTCTGAGGTCATGCGCCACATAGCGCAACGATCCTTGTTCTCGCCTACGTTGGCCCAGAACTCGGCTTCAATCTTGCTGAAGTCCCACTCCTTGTAGGTCTCCTTTGTGGGATCGTGCGTCGCGTCCTGAGTCATCCAAGGGTCAATCGCAACCACTTGCGAGTCGGGCACGTTCTTGAGGATGAAGCCGGTAGTTCTGCCCTCTTTGCAACCCACCTCTACAAAGGTCTTGTAGCCCTGTTCGTTCATCAGGCTTGCAAGGAAGTCCCACCGCCTGGGGGCGTCAATCAGCCCGCTGTGGCCGTTCATGTTCATTTCAGCCCCCTAATGTCCTCGATGACCTTGACCAGCACGTCGTCCCAATTGTCATCGCCCCGGTAGAGCTTCACCTTGTCATCGGGATACCAATACCAGCGCTCATCGTTCCACACGGGCGCATACCGCCACGCGCAGCGCTTCGGGGTCATCACGCGAGTAGGGACGCCCATTGCTGCCGACAGGTGGGCCGCAGACTGGCAGACGGTCACGGTCATGTCGCAGGCCGCAATCAATGCCGCTGTGTGGTTGAAGTCCCAGTGTTGGACTATTGAGGGGAACCAACGGTAGCGGTCCGCCCCGTACTTCTCGCTCACGTACTCCGTGAATCCCATCATGTCGTCGTAGTCGATGGAGACGAACAGGCAGTCCGTGCTTTCAAACAGCTTGTCCGCGTCGGGGATACGGAATGTCCTGTAGGTGCGAGCGGTCTGCATCACGCCGCCCCGAGTAGCGAGCGCCACAATGGGCCGTCCGTTTGCGATGACCTCCAATTGGGCGCGATAGGAGGCGACTTCTTCAGGGTCCGGCTTGTACTGGTTGCCCCACCGCTTGTGAGCCTCTAGGAAGCTCTCAGGCGTCCTGCGGTAACGTGCGGCGAGGTCGAGCAACGGGCACTTGTAGTCTGCTTTGATGCCGTCAGAGATAGGCCAGCCGATATGCTCGTCTTTGCGGGTGGGATACAGCCGCAGTTCAGGGAATGCCGTCCTGTGTAACCACTCAAGGCGGGGGTGACACTCGAAAATCACTTCATCGAATTCGGCCATTGCGTCCCGAATACAGGTCGCGGCCATGATCTCGTCGCCTATTCCCTGCTCGCCCCACACGACAAGCGTCTTTCCCTTGCCTTCGTGGTGTGACTGCAAGACTTCCGGTTCTGGTGCGCCCTCGTACCCATACGTCCGCATGAGGCGTTCTGCGCCCAAGCCCCTGCGATACAGGTCGAAGCCTTCACCAAAGCGTCCCGCCTCAAGGTACAGAAGCGAAAGGTTCCATGTGGAACCACGCTCGGGATTCTCCCCGCCCAATTCGACAGCGCGTTCAAGGTAGGGAATGCCCAATTCAGGACAGCCCTCGTTAACGTACATGGAGCCGAGGTTGACTAGTGCGGGCTGATAGTCGGGATTACGTTCCAGCGCCGCCTTAAGGACCTGTAGGCCCTTCTCATGCTGGTTGAGCTTGCGGTATGCGGCCCCGAGGTTTGCCAGTACCAGCGCGTTCTGGTCGAGCGCTACGCAGCGTTCAAACGCAGCAACAGCGGGAGCCGCCCTTCCCGTCTGGAAGAACAGATTGCCCGCGTAGAACCAAAGTTGAGGGAGGTCCGAGAACTGATCCAGCGCAGGCCATAGCATGGTCTCTACGCGCTTGAAGTCGTTGGCCTTGAAAGCCTTGTCGATCTCTGCGCAAACCTGCGCAATGCCCACTTCTTGCATACTTGCTCCAGTGAAAACCCCTCCCGGCCCCGGCCAGGAGGGGCTGATTACTTAAGGCGTCTGACCGGGCAGCTTGTAGTACACCACCAAGTCACCGACGTGGCCGATGGAGCAGCCCGCCGTCGCAACCATCGTGATGTACTCGTAAAGCACGCGAGCATCGTCAGCCAGGCTGATCTGCTGTGCCGTGCCCAGCTTGCGCGTGGTGCGGCTATTTGCAGGGGCCAGCGAGAACGAAGCCGAAGCAAAGAACAGCTCCTGCGATGCGCTGGTGCCGAACTTGGCCACAAACGTGCCGCCAGAAGCCGCGCCGGGATAGAACACCGCATCAAGCGGAATAGCGCCCTGCGGAATCTTGCCGATGCGGTGAATATCGCCAGACGACCACGAAGCAGAAAGGCTGATCTTGCAAACCAGCACGTTCTGGCCGACATGGACCGCTTCCGGCTGTGCGCCAGCGGCCCCCAATCCAACATCTACGGTTGCCATGTGTGTATCTCCTTAGACCGAAGCCGTGGCCCAAGTGGGGACAACCACAGTGCCGTAGTCGGAACCATCGAACCGGGTTTTGACCATGCCCGCCTGACAGCCCGCCGCGACGCCCAATTGGTTGTCGTAGTCGAACAGCTCTTCCTTCCACGAGAAGGTGTTTTTGCCGTAGCCACGACCGAACGCAATCGACGCCGCCTGCGCGCCGCACAGCACCGCACGCTTGACGCTGGTGTTGTTCGGGCTGGTAGGAACACGAACCGACTCGTGAAGAACAACGTTGTTGTAGACGCCCAGAGCGCCAGTGAAGATCGGGTTATCATCAACCTGACCGCCGCTGATTGCCGCCTTCTGGATGTCCGCCCACTGGCCCGTCGCCGTGTTCGTCCGCAGGCTCGTCACCTGATACGGATGCAGGAACATCGCGTAGTAGGACTTGCCACCGATCTTGATCGGACGGAGTGCGTTCTTGGCAAGCTTCGCCTTCTCAATCGCGGTATCAATGAACGTGAGGTTCATCTTTGCGACCGAGGTATTCGACAGCGAGCCTTCACCGCCTGCCAGCGTTGCACCCAGAACGCCCGAGTTACCGAACGTCACATGGTCGAGGTCGGGCGCGTTGACGGTGTTGAAGCCGTTGTAACGACCATCGGCCTGCGCGGTATTGCCAGTGAGCTGCGTGAAGAACCACGAGTCGATGCGGTCAGCCCACCAGTCTGCGAGGCCGTCCATCGCTTCAGTACGCACCGAGAACGGCACGCGCTGCTCGCTCATCTTGCCACGAGACCTGACAGCGTGACGGAGCTGGTCAATCAGCACGTCCTGATAGAACGTCTCAAGGCTTTCCTCGTTGCCTTCCAGCGTGTTGTCACCCTGGACACCATCGCCGCGAAGCAGCGAGCGGATGCCGACGCGAATCCGGTCGCCGCCGTCCGAAGTCGTGAGATCCGTCTTGATCGTGACCAGCGAATCCTTGCCCTTGCCCATGAACTGAAGGGCGTAGGTCTTTTTCAGGGCTTCCGCCATCAGGTCGGAAGACCACTTCTTTACCGCAAGGGGGTGATTTACCCCGTATTCTGTTGCTGCCATGTTGGCTACATCCTCAAGATTGCGTTACGCACACGCACACCCCGGCAGGTGGACTGTTTTGCTTCGTTGGTAAACGTCGAAGCTACGCAACACTCTTTGAGGTAGAGCGCACCGTCTTGCGACAGCGACCGTGCAGTTTGTAACCCGGATACAGCCGGTAGACGCCCTGCTTAAGGTGAGGGCGCAACCTTGACTGACATTTTACCTCAGTCCATCAAACGAACAAAATCAAGCGCGGCGCTTGAACATCGACGTAAACGCCTGCGTGAACTCATCGGGCTGATCTGCTTCCGGCGCATCCCCGCCGCCACTGGTGCCAAGCGTCTTGTCAGGCGATAGCTGGGGCGTCTTGGGAACGTCAGGCAGTACAGGGGGCGCTGCTTTCCTCTGGTATCCACGCGCAGCAGCCAGCTTGTAGGCGTACTCATGGGGGTTACGTCCCTGCCGCATGAGCTGATTGGCAAGCCCAAGCTCTTCCTGCCTGATCTGCTGTGCTACCTGATCTTCCGTGATGTCGGGAACCAGAATCTTCAGTTCCATCGCCCGAGCGTTGCGGATGTGGTTCAGCGCGTCGTAGTAGTCGGGGGTTGACTGGACAAACGTGCCTTCAGTCGCAGCAAGATCGGTCATAAACCGATTCATCTGAGTCTCAGCCTGGACCTGTTCCGCAGTCTTGCCGACCGTCTCAACCTGCTTGCCGGTCTCTTCCAGCTTGCTGATAACGTCCTTTACGCGGTGGTCCACGTATCCCTTGGGGTCCTGAACGAAATCAGGCTCGGGATCGGGAGCCTTGGGCGGATTCCTGAGCGCTTCGAGCTGATCCTGTAGCGCCTTGAGCTGCGCCTTGGTGTTTTCAGCGTCTTCCTTCCACTTGCGGCGCTCTTCGAGGTGCGCGGCCAGCGGAACGTGCTGCTTTTCCTGTGGCTCGGGCTTCGGCTCCGGCTTGGCTTCCTCAACCTTGGGCGCTTCGGCCTTTACTTCGGGTTCTGGTGCGGCCTCCGGTTCGACAGGCGCATCCTCAGGGGCTTCCACAACCTCATCCAGTCCTTCCAATACGTCGCTCATGCTCAATCCTCCGGCCTTACGCTGCTAACAGGGCAATAATCGCCTCTTCCTCTCGCCGCTTTGCCCGTCTGCGGCGGTAGGCTTCAAGTTTCTGTGATGCGTCCGCAATCTCACGGTTGACGCGGTTGATTTCTGCGCCCATGTCGCTGTCAGGAATCGCCACCACATTAAGCGCGGGCGGATTCTCGGGCAGCGAGGGCGTGACAAGCGGTATCTCTGGTAGCTTCGGCTCGTCGTACCAGTATTTCGTGCGACGGTTGCGGTACTTCGCGCTCTTGCCGGTCGCTTCCAGCTCGATCCACGGGATGGAGCCAGACGCGCCCAGGATTGCGGTATCCGGCGTAATGGTCGCTTCTGTGACGCCCCCTGTAGTGATGGCGGGGGCAGGACCAAGCAGTGCCACGGCCCCAATAGTCGGGGAAATGATGGCCTCTGCTGCAAGGGATGCAATGTAGCCAGCAAAGGCAAGCGTGCTTGTGTTTGGCAGCAGGACAGCCAGGGTTTGCTGCGTGACTGACAGCCCGTTGACCGTGAGCGTCGCAAGCGTCGGGGATACCGTCGCCTCAACAGTGTCAGCAGCAGCGGATAGCGTTGGATCGCGCAGGACTATCGTGCTAGGCGTCGAATCCAGCCCATACAGCGTGATCGTAGTAGTTACTACGGACGCAACAGGCAATGCCCGAAGCACGATCGTTGACGGGGTAACGTCCCCGCCATAGAGCGTGATTATCCGCTGATCGGCCACTAGGTTCCGTCTACGTTCGTTGAGGTCAGGGTGTTTACCGTGGTCCCGGCAATGTCCGGGCTTCCAGGCTTGTAGGCCACTAGGTAGTGCGCAACACCCGGCAGGGTCTCAGTGCCTAGAACATACGTGCCGTCAAGGTTTGACTGCACTTCGCCCACGTAAGCATCGGTAGAGGTCACGAACCCTTGAACCAATGCCCCGGCTACAGGTGATCCAACAGAGTCTTGAACCGTGCCACGGAGAAACCGCTTGCTCTGTGTTCCTTCACCGTCGCAGCTATACGGCTCGAACAGATCCTTCATCGACAGGTCGCCCCAGCTTGCGCCATCGCTGCCAATCGGAGCGCCGCCGCTTACCCGGCAGCCGAATGACCACAGCGAATACCACAGATTCTTGTCCCGCCACGTTTTCGGCGCACGGGCCTGCCAAGACCACCGCGGTTCAGCCCAGCGCTCGACGAGCGCTGGCTGCAAGGTCCCGGGCTGGGCACTGAAGCCGCCGCCCGTTGCGCCGGCAGTCCCGAACCGAAGCTGGACGCCCATCTACATCGCGTCCGCAAGCTGGTGCCGTGCCGCAAGAAGTTGCTTCTCTTCCGGTGTTCCGACCAGCGCCGTGTCGTGAGCAGGAATGATTGCCGCCTCGCCGTGCGTGATCTTCCGGCGCGCATTAGAGTTCAGGAGGGTCTGCCGAGCGCTGTCCAGCATTGCCAGCGCATAGTTCAGGTCGGTGATTGACCCCGCGACCGACATGACTCCGCTGCGGTAGCACTTGATCTGCAGCGTCGAGACTACGGTATCCCCGTGCAGATCATCCAGTCTGTGCCGCTTCATCACTCGTCTACCACGGCATGAATGTCGACCACGGCACTGTTGGCCGTGATGTTCCACGCCACGATGGCCTGACCGCCTGCCGGCAGCACGATGCCCCGCGGGAAGGTGTACACCACAGCGGCTCCGATCAAGGCCGCGAGAGAGAAGCGTCTGAAGAACTGAGTCGGGACCGTTGGCGCTGTACCGAAGGCGACTGCGCCCTGAGTCAGTCCAGCCGGCCTACCCTCGTCTTCAGCAAGGAACGCAACGCCGCCAGTCAGCGTCGGGGTATTGGCTGATCTGCCAAGCCCAACCACGCAGGCCGTAGCAGCGCCGTTGAAGTAGCCCCACTCCATTAGCGCCGCCTCGTTGGTGGCTGGAGACAAGAAGCCATGCGATGCAGCCGCAATCGTCGTGACCGTGGTTCGCTGCGCCAGTGAATAAATAGCCATTACTCGCCTACCTCTGTCATATCGCCATTATCGTCGCGCTTGACCTTGAACCTCTTGGGCTTGCCAAGCTGGGAGATTGCAGCCGTCATGCCTGAAATTGCAGCGGCAAGGGTCGCGTCGGACTTCTCGCTGCGCTGCGATTCCTTCGCCGTGCTTTCAGCCTGCTGGCTCGCTGCCTGTTCCTGCTGCTTGCGCTCATTGGCCAGCCGCTCGGTCTCAAGGCGCGCATCAAAGGCCGCTTGCATCGCTGCAATGCGCTCTGCGCTGTCAATCTTCATCTGCTCGATCATCAAGGCCGTGTCTGCGTCCTTGTTGGCCTTCATCGTGGCAATGCGGGCGTCCAGTTCAGCCTGCATATTTGCGACCTGCTCTTTCATCAGCAGTTCAGCCGCCTTAGCCTGAGCCGTCATCTGCGCCTTGATCTGCTCACCGTTGCCGGGATTGGCCAAGCCCGCCATGATCTCTTGCGCCTTCGCCTGATTAAGCTGCGCCTGCGCTTCCTTGTCCTTCGCATCCGCAAACTTGCCCTGAAGGTCAGCCATCACAGCCGCCTCTTGGGCCTGCTGCTTCTGCGGGTCAGGCTTAAGCGCCTGCTTCCACTTCTGCGCGAGGTCGGTCGGCAGCGGGGAGTAATCCAGCACTTCAGGCGGGATCTGCATACCAGCCTGCAACAGTTGCGGGATCATTTTCTCAAGCACCATCCACACCCGCTCCTTCATGTTCACGGACGTAGGCGCTTCGTCCACGATCACGTCAAACTTGAATGACAGGGCCTGCTTGATGAGCGGCACGTACTGCTTGCTCTGCTCGCCATTGACCATGACCAGCGTGCCTTCTGGTACGTAGTCGATCACGTAGCGGGCCTGCATCTTGCCCATCGAGCGGTAATAGCGCCGCATTGCGTCAAACGCCCATGCAATGATCGCCATTGCGGACTGCTTGCGCTGCGCCTCAACCACACCCGCTTGCACCCGGTCAGCGAGGCCCATCAGCTCGACGTTAAGCCCAGAGGTCTGGGGCAGTGCGTTGAGAGTGAACTCCATCAGGCGGTCCAAGCCCTGCGGATAGGTGGCAGGCGGCTTCGGGATCACCTTCCCGTCCTGTACCGCGCCCTTCTTCATCCACGTGATCGCGTTGGGGTTGGCCCACTCGCTCTCAGCCTTACGCGCATCCTTGAATGCGTCCTCTTCAGCCATGATGCCGCCCTTGGCATTGCTCATCATGCTGTAGAGGATCGTGCTGAAAAACTTATTCAGCCACTTCTGCGGGTCAATGATCGAGCGCCCAATCCCGAACCACACGTTTTTGTTGCGGTCGCGCTTGCCAGTGATGGCGTGGTAGGTAAAGCCGCCCTGGTAGGGGCTTAGGCCGTACTCACCCACTCGCCCATTGGCGATAAAGGCGCGGTAATAGACCTTCTTCTTGATCTGCTGAAGCTGGAAGCGCTGGCCGTTCTGGACTGCCAACTGGAAAAAGGGCTGGTAAGCCTTGTATTCCTCTTCAGTCAGTTCCTTTTCACCAAGAGCGGGATGGTTCAGCAGGTAGCGAGTTTCGCGCTTCCAGAACTGATAGTCCGCAACCGGGCATTTGCCCTTCTTGGGATAAGCCGAGGATGATCCCGGCCCCTTGTCGTAGTCCTGGGGGGACTCGATAACCTCAATCTCCCCGTCGTCATCGTCCAGACTGACCATTTCACGGTCAGGAGCATAGCCCGTATCCTCACCGAACATGGCCTCATACTCGTCGTGGTCCATGTTCTTGATGCGGATGACGTACCGGGCGTCCTCAAGGTTGCGCTTGCGGGCTGCCGGGTCGGGATACATCTCCATGTTGTCCACGCGCTGACCAGCGGGGACGCCTGACGGCTCAAGATCCTTGTCTAAGTACCCCTCCATCCAGCCGAGGCCGGTCAGGATGCAGTCATAGAACGCATCCGTCTCTTCGTCCTCCTGGTCGCACAGGTCGCGGCCCCACTTGACGGAGCCGGTCAGCAGTTCATTGGCCTGAGCGTCGCCCTGTTCACGGGGATAGAAGCGGATCTCTTGCCGGTTGTTGATCTGAAGGCCCTGAACGGCATCAAGGTACTTGCCCGAGACGTTAAACGTCACCATCGGGCGCAGTTCTTCCTTCATGCGCGATTCGTCTTCAGCCTCCCACTGACGACCTGCCACGAGGTCGTACATCATCCTGGCTTCGGTGCGCCACTCGGACCAATGGGATTTGGCGTGCTTGAAACGAGAGTTAAACTCGTCAAGGACTTCCTCCCGCTGTTCGTCGGGAGTTTCGTTTTCTGTGTCTTGCGGTTCCCCGGCCTGTCCCGAATCGGGAAGGGATGACGCCATACCGCGATTATACATCATGCGCCCATCCAACTACCTGCCCGCCTTGACTTCCTCGAATACCTGTCGTCCTTGTGTTCCTCGACTTCAGGCTCTGGGAATTCCAAGCCCTCCATGTCAAACACCCTCGCAATCACGTCCAGCCCGTCATCGTGGACAGGCACAGGCCACGGCAAGAACTCCTGCTCGATAAGCTGAAGCACCAGCTCTTCTACCTTGCCCTCGTAGTTGGTGCGGAATATCACTTCAGGCAACCACAGGTCGCCCGCCGAACAGACGGGGATAAGCCGGTTGATCCGGTCCACCTTGGACAGCTTGCCCGCCACTTCCTCGATGTCGAAGTGGTAGGGGGGGTTATCCATCTTGGTCTGGATGTGCTGAATGTCGCTGTCCTTGCCGTACTGCTCATAACCGACGCGGTGGGGCTTCCACTTACGATGCAGCCTGAATAGCTCTGCCGTGCGCTCTACCAGCGTCAGGCGGTCTCTCAGGTAGTCCAGCAGGTAATACTTGCGGTCCTCGCCCAGCCCAATCACAGCCATCGTCGTGTAGTCGCTGGTTTTCTTCTTGGCGTTGGCTGGATCGCACAGCAGCACGCGGGTCATAGGACGCCAGTTGATTGCGTTCTGGTCAAAGCGGTGGTCGAGCCATTCGCGCTTGAAGCTCTGCTTGCTGTCTACCGTGGGATTAAGCAGCAGTTGGGCGCTGGCCGTGTATGGCCCCATGTCCCGGATCTTGTCGGCTAACTGCTTCTCTGTCAGCAGGACGGGCTTGCCCTTCAGGGTGCCGTCATCGGTGGCCGGGTGAAGCCGTGGGGCCGCTGCGCCGCGCTCCATGATGGAGCGATAGGTGTCCGCAAAGTGCCAGCGGGTGCCAATCATGCGCTTGCGGGGTTCTGAGTCACCCAGGTTAAGGCTCTGCTCCCACGCCTCCGTGGTCTTTTGGATCATCTCGGGGGACGTGACCGAATCCCGCGTTACCACGTCGTCATAGATCAGCACGTTGAAGTGCTTGCCCGTGGGCTGGCCGTCGATCAGCCCCCACGCCTCGACTGTGGCCTCCTTGGGGTTGGAGCGGCGTCTAAACACCAGCCCGTTGTCCTCAGACCAGCGGGGCGACTCACGGTCAGGCCGCTCGTACATCACGTCAGGGAACAATTCCCGAAGCGGCTCGTTCTGCTCGCACTCGGTCTTGATCTGCCGCAGGAACGCTTTGGCAATTGGCCGTGTGTGGCTGAATATCCCAAACGTAGGCTCCATGCCCTTCCACTCAGGCAAGGGGTCATCCCCGTGACTGGCAAGGATGTCCTGAAGCGTCTTGGCGAAGGTGATGATGCTGGACTTGCGATGGTCTCGCGCCCACAGGTCTAGGCAGCCGTCAGGTCTGTCCTGGATCTCCTTGCACCTCGCGTACAACCACGGGTGATCCATGTCCTTCCGGTTCAGGGCGAATCTCAGGAAGAACCACAGGTCCGTCCGCAGCCAGTAGCGGAGTGACTCCCTCAGTTCGGAATCGCTCAAGTCGCGCCAGCCATCCACGAACTCTTGGTATATCGGTGGGAGCCACGCCGGGAGTATCAACCTGGATTGGGTCAGCGTTTTCAAGCTGCTGCACCTTGGCGAGCTGCTGAAGTCCCCACATCATCGAGGTGTAGGTGTCCTTCTTGATCTTGCCGCGTTTGAAGGCCATGTGAGTAATGGCCATTTCCCGTCGCGTCTCGTGGAGCTTGGCAAGTTCCGAAGGGGCACGCGCCCCCCCTAGCTTGGCGGTAAGGTCTTGCGACGCTTGGGGCTGGTCGTCGTCGCCATCGTAGATTTCTGGTGACGCGCTCATGAATTTTGGGGCCGATCATGCGGGGGAGCGGATGGAGCAACCTCCGCCCCTGGCCGGGGTCCCGCATATGACCCAACGCGATTATACCACGGCAATTGATTTCACTCTCCATCGTTGCGCCTGACTGTGCATGTCTTGACGTAGCCCCATCGGTGCTTGCGGTCGTCTACGATCAGTTCCACTTCTGCCCTTACCTCGATCAGTTCAGCCTGCGTATGGCCTCCGCATAGGTAGGTCATGGCGGCTATCTGTGCCTTGATCTTTGCTGCCTCGCTTGCCTGCTGCTTCCGATTGGCTTCGATGCGCTTCTTTCTGAGTCGCGCCTTCCGTGCCATTTCCCGAATGCCGCAGTTCATGCCTACCCCTCAAAAAGAGGCCCGAGTAATAACGCTCGGGCCATAAGCCGGTGCAATACCGGCGAGGGGATCAAGATTTCATCCCGTCAGCGATCAAGCCGACGTTAGCCAATGCGTAACCGATGAACACGAAGGCCATGCCATCCCTGCCGTCCATCCAGTACGAGACGGCGACGCCTATGTAGATCAGCGTCACGAAGGCAAGCAGGGGGCCGCTCATCCTAAAACCCCTGTGATCCACAGTTTCGCCAATGGCGGAACTACCCACATAATTTCCCACGCGATAAAAGCTAGAATAAAAACGCGCGGCGGGTTTCCTTTGTACTTAATGTCCGCAATGGCAAACATTGGGATTAAGGACATCACCCCGACAAAGACCATCAATCCAAGTGCGCCATCGTTCATACGTTAGGCCCATGCCCTGACGGGAACGCCAGCACCTTCCCTTTCCCCATGACCTTCGCCTTCCATTCCTCGTATGCCTGCCGCCGCTCGTCTGCCGTCAGGACGGGATTAGACAGCGTTACGGCTGCGATCTCGTCTTGGAGCTGTAAAGCCTTCAGCCTGTTCCGCTGCTGTCCCTGAAGCCGTCTTACTTCGTCTGACAGGACTTCACGAATCACGGCTGGCTCCCTGTTCGTGAACCGGGCGCGGGCAATCTTGTCGTGGAACTTGCACTCCGCCCCGCAATACAGCCGGGGGGCCTTCGCGTGGAACTCGGGCATGGAGCAATCGGGGTTAGCGCACTTCAGGACCAGCATCTGCTTGCGGTACGGGTTGCGCTCTGAAGGCGGTTTCTGCTGTTCCATGATGATCTGTTCTAGCCTGTTGTCGACGTAGGGACTGCGGTTCAATCGCGCCATGTGACTTCACCATTCCAGCGGCGTGCGTCCTGCTCAATCGCCCGCCTAGCCATCTCACGGCGCGCAAAGTACAGCTCCCGGTACTTGTGCAGCAGACGGCGTAGGCCGAACAGCGAGCGGGTCAACGGGGTGGACTTCTGCTCTTTGACTTCCATCATTTCAACGCCTCCACTGCCTTTGCTATTGCACGTCTAACCCAATCGATTGCATCGCCCGCCTTAATTTGCGGCTCAGTGACTTCGAGTACCGTCCATCCTTCGAGCATTCCCAAGTTGCGCTTTTCACAATCACGAACGATCCCGGAACCTGAAGAATGCCCGCCTTTAGTCCATATCTGACCTTGAACCTCAACGCCGACTCTGTAATCCGGCCAAGCAAAATCAAGGCGAAACAGGCGACCCGGTATATGGCGATATTCACGAACTGGCTCCGGTAACCCATACGCCTTGATCTGCAAGGCCAGGCTTTCCTCAAGATGGCTGGCGATTCGTCGCGGCATTAAGGATCGTTACTCAACACAACCCACAGGATGACGCCAGCGACGAAAAGCGCGATAAGTGCGTGTGTGACGCTCATGCCTGCCCCCTAGATCCAAAGCGATTTGCTGGATGCTCGAACGGCACGTCCTTGTACGTCGCTGTTGCCTTGTCGTAGAACAGCTTCGCCATACCGATCTTGCCGATCTGCCTGAAGCGGATTTTCTGAACGTGGGCCTCAACCGGCGCGTACTCATCTGCGAAGTCCCGCCAGATAACAATCCCGTTGTCCGCCTTGTTCCTCCAGTTCGCCGATCCGCTGATGTCATACAGGGTCGGGACCGGGTACTTGCCATCCTCGCGGTACATCTTCGCGGGATGCGCGACAACGAACATGGCAACGCCATGCCTGCGGCCAAACTGACGAATGCGCTTTAACACCTGCCCGGTGTAAATGGTCTCAGTCATCCCACTGGGGAGCGCGTGTTCGAGTTCGTTCCACGGGTCGATAACCAGGAACCTAATCCCGAAGCGCGAGACCAGTGCCCTTGCGCGCTCAAGCACGTTATCTACCGTCCACTCGCTATCGTCGTCAGGGAGAATCCAGCGGAAGTGACCGCGCACCCATTCCTTCGCGGTCTGCAATGTCTCGCGACTCATGCGCGGGGTCGGGCCTTCGCCGAAAGGCTGCATCGCCCACTTCTCGGCAATGCGCGCCATGTGATCCTCTAGCGGCTGGTTCTCAGGCGAGAAGAAAGCGCCGCGCCATCCGTGCATTGCCGCAAGGTGAACGGCCAAGCAATCCACCCAATTCGACTTGCCGCTGTTCGGCATCCCCGTGACCACGGTGAACTCACCCGGCCTCACGGTGTAGAACCTGTCAACCTCATCCCAACCGGTAGAAACGCCCTTCTCCCACCCATGTTCGTACAGGTGGTCAATCCGGTCGCTCAAGTCGGCAACGTCAAACACGCCAGCGAGCGGAAACGGCTCTGCATTGTCCAAGCACTCGCGCAGCACCGCAGGCCCGAACGAACGCAGCACGTCGTTAGCGTCCTTGCAGTCGCTCGGCCACTTCACCCGCTTGCACTTCTCGCGCCCTAACCGCCGCGCCAGCTCATCCTCCAGCCGCTTTCCGGGGGCGTCGCTGTCCACGGCAATGATCCATTCCCGCACCGCCTGTACGCGCTCCCAATCGGCCTCAAGGAACGTGAACTTGCTTGCGTAGTCCTTGGTGTTCTCAGCGGGCGCGCCGTCAGGAACAGACACGCAGGAAGTGATTCCCGCAACCTCGACCGAAAGCTTGTCTATCTCTCCTTCGACGATCACGCACACGTCGGCCATATCGTTCAGGCCGTACAGAATCCGCTCGGCTCCCGTCTCCATGCGGAAGTTCTTTTCGCGATCTCGGTATTTGCAGTTGATCCACTCATCGCCGCGCAGGTACGGGAACGCGATTGCCGCGACGTGATCCTCAACCTGGGGCATGTAAACCGTCGCCGCCGTGACGTGATTCCGCTCAAGGACGGAAGCCGGGATGCCCCGCTCCTCGAACCACGCCTCAACCGTCGTCCCGCGTTTCACCGGTAACGGCTCGGGCTTCCTGTGGGCAGGCTTCCGCCACGCCGGGTCGAAACGCTTCTCCCCGTCCGCAAGCCCACCGGACCAGCCGCAGTGCGCGCAGTTCCACACGCCCTTGTCCACGTTCACCGACAGGCAGCGAGCCTGCTTTTTCTTGCGCTGGCTCGAACACTGCGGGCACGTCGTGTCCACTTCGCCGGAACGCCCGCCGGGTATCGAAATTCCGTAGTCGGCAAAGGTTTTCATACCACCAGCTTCCGTTCTTCGGGTTGCGTCGCTTTGGTGAAATAGCTGACCGGATCGGCCACGGTATGCCCTGCCAAGTACGCCAAGACTTCGCCGACCTTGGGCATTCCGACAGTCGCCAAGGCTTTGCCGATGAGGGATCGCTTACGCTCCCCGAGGACGGATACGCCTAGGTCGAAAAGGGCTTTCTTGGGATCGACCACCTGTGCCGCCGAAGGCGGTTCGTGGCTCTTAGGATTTCTCTGACTATGACTAGGGTTACGGTTCGCTTTGCTTTCGCTATCCGATTCGGAAACCGATTCGGTTATCGATTCGGTTATCGATTCGGCTCCCTTTGGCCTACCGCCTCGCTTTCCAATTTCACGATTGACGGTTCTCTGGTGCTGGGCTTTCGCAAGCTCAATCTGGGCGCGAGCGTTAACCCAGCCGCCATCTGTCTCTGTCCAGAACTGAGGGATAACAGACGCAACTGCCGCCCGGTCCGCCTTGGTGACAGCGCCGACAATCCGGCACAGGGCGTCAATGTCTTTTGGTAGCGGCTTCTCTGTGGCGTAGTGATGATCCAGGAGCGACCTGTAAGCCCCTCGCTCGGTCAATGACAGGTGACTGGTGTCACGCTGGAAGTCGCCAATGAAGTGCTTGTAGAAGATCAAGGCAGCAGCGCCTTCAGGAAAGAAGCCGCGCGATACCAGCCACGCACAGCCAGCCATTTCACGATATGCGCGTCTCTGCTATCGGCCTCGATTGAGGCATCTGTGGTCCAGTGCTTCATGCCAGCCGCTTCCTTGCTTCCATGTGCTTGACCTGATCCGGCGACCGCTGCTTAACGAGGTCGGTCAGAGCGATCAGGCAAATCCGCTGCGTAGCCTCGTCTGGGGCCGCTAGAAGGGCGCGACCGGCTAGGGCAATGGCAACCTCTAGGCTCCGTTCGGTGGCGAACGGAACAGACCGCAGGGCCGTGCCATGCTTTGAATGGGCAGATGCAGGGGCGTCTGTTTGACCGTGTAAATTCTTCATTTTCTGGCCCCTGAAGGCTACTATGCAGCCTTGCGCGGACGCTTTTTGAAGTACGCGGCCAGTTTTTCCACGTTGCTGACGCCAGGATCTACAATCTCCCGGCGAGCTATTTTCTCAAGGGTTCTGATAGAAACCCCAGCTCCCTTTGCAACGATGGGCCACTGGCCCTTGTGGGCCGCAAGTTGTGTCAAGACGTAAGCGTGTATTGATTCCATAGGGCGCACCATAAACCCGTTCAGGAAAGAACGCAACCCCATTACGGGCGCACGTCACAAAGTAAAATAAACCCGAAATAGGGGTTGACGGCCTCCCGCGAATGGGTTTACAGTCCATCCCATGAACACCGTACTTGCCAGCCTGTTCCTAGAGCTAGGGGTTAGCATCCACAGCCAGGTTCCATGCGCCTGCCGGGATGGTTACGGCTGGTGGCTCTGGGACGTTAACCAGACAACCAACCCCTACGGCTCTATCGCCATCGGCTTTGAGCACGAGTTCAGCCGCAAATTCAGCGCCCGCGTTTTCGTCAGGCATGAGAGCGCCATCACCGTCAACGACTACGGCACGGACTCAGCCGGGGCTGCTGTGGCGTGGCGTCCTTTTCGATAACAGGAGCAACCAGTGACCGACAAGCAAAACGAGGGGACGATCATTGCCTATAAAGGCTTTGACGCTGAATTCAAGTGCCGCGACTACCAGTTCGAGGTCGGCAAGACCTACGAGCACGACGGCAAGGTGGTCGCCTGCGAGTCCGGTTTTCACTCGTGCGAAAATCCGCTTGATGTTCTGAGCTACTACAACCTG